GGCGATGGCCGACTTGGTCATCTTCAGCTTCTTCGAACGGCGACGGCGGGTGCGCTTGGCGCCCTTACGACCACGACGCTTGCTGACGTATACCTTGCGACCCTTGGAGCGGTAGTACATGGCACCGGTCTTGCCCTTGTATAGCTTGCGCTTGCGGCCAGCAACTACGATCGAGGTCTTCGAGGACTTAGTCGAACGACGGCGACGGCGGATGGGAGAGCGGCGCGAACGCTTAGGCGAACGCGCACGGCGGCGGCGGCGGATGGGAGAGCGGCGCCTCTTTGCACCGAAGTATAGATCAAGAAGATCGGACATATTTATTTTAATATATAGAAAAGATTTTTAATTCAAATTAATTCAAATTAATTCAAATTAATATTTTAATAAATTTAGAAATTACATTTTCCCTGAAATTATGTAGTTTTAGAAATTCCATTAAAATATTTTTATCCTTCTTTTTTATATTAAATTTTTCTGGTATATCATAATCGAATACATTGAATATTTCCCTACACACATGGTAATCAAAGTGTTCGCATGTCTTAACTGAATTGGCTAATACATTTTCTATAGTTCCGTGTTTCTTAATTAAATTAAATGCTGTTATTGGTCCTATCTGAGGAATAGACTCTGTATAGTCGCATCCAGATAGAATGCAGAAATCTACAAAATTTTCCATATTCATATCTATATCTGATAGAAGCTTTTCAAGATTAACCTCTATGATGCACTTACTTATACTAGTTTTAAGCACATTAGAGCATCCAAATGTAAGAGCATCTGAATCATCGGTAATTGTATAATCGACAAGGCCATTTTTTTGAAGAAATGCGCAATATTTCTCTGCGTCATTCGGGGCTGTACAATAAGGAAGGCCCGATTTTTCTAGAAATTCTTTGCATTGTTCGGTATGATATTTCTTTACGGTTATCAATTGAGATTGCAATCTTTCTATTTCATATTGAATCTCATGCTCATGTTTTTCATTTTGCGGAACTGTGTCCTTTAGTTCATCTAACCTAATGTATAACTTTTGTTTTGCCAACATTCTTTTTTCTAATGTTATACCTTTTGCATCAGGAGGAATCCCATCAAAAACAAAAACGGGTAGAATCCCATTCATCATGTAAAATTTTGCGCGATTTGCAATTCCTACAAGATGTGAATTATCTTCTTTGGAGGCATACTTAAATTTATATAATAGTATACTACAATCTATAGCAACAGTTTTACCGTAATACTTTTTAATGTCGTTGTATGTTGTACAATCAGGAGAGTGTTTTTTAATAAGGGTATTTAATCCTCTAATTCCCATTTATTAATGTATATCTTATTCTTTTAAACTATTTAAAACGAATTTTAATCTACGATCAAACACTCTGTAAGATTAATCGGTGAAGTGTCTTCGTCGGTAGTAAGATCCAGAATCCTCTTAGGATGGCGAAATTGTGGATGTGTTTCAATTCCCGCGACTCGGTAATGAACTATATCTTTCCAAAACTGGTCTAGAATAGGCAAATTCTTATTAAGCCACTTATGGTTAATATAGGTTCTTACGATACTCATAGTCTTCGGTGGGAAATATTCAATAAAATCAGAAACTTCAAGTCCGCATATGAACATATTCAACTGAACCTGAGGATAATAATACACCGGAATCTTACCGGGGATAATCTTCCGCTTATATGGACACTTAACCTCCAATAGAATAGGCTTTGCATCAGGATCAGTTAGACTCATGGAGATACCGTCTGGCGAACCAGCTAGCCACGGATATTCATCGGATTTATGTACATCCTCGTGTGCAAGAAGACCAAAATCGTAATTCTTTTGGTCAGTAAGTTTACAATACTTATCAATAGCTTCGTCTTCATACTTTTGCCCGTGACGAGTAGCAATATTACCAACAAAAGGCTTTGGGTCGTGACCACACTTCTTAAAAAGTACTTCTTTTGGTTTTTGATAAGGATTCAACCCCAGAACCGTGCCTGCATCACTTGATGTCAATTTGTTCTCTCGTTGCTTAAACCATGCATCTGACCGCTGCTCGTGCATGGGAATCGATTGCAATTTATTAATTATATCCATAAAATACACCTGTATAAGTGTATGTATTTTATGTTTAAATCACTTAGAAGAATGTTACATATATAATTATATATAATATAGATTTTTGTAAATATAAATGTAATAATGAATTTAAAGTATAGAATGATATATAATTATTATGAAGTGGGGAAAGCTGGTAACAGTTGTAGACAATGATTCAATGCAAGAGTGGAAAGTATATGAGTATAGATATATAGGTCCATGGACAGACTCTATCATAGCTATATGGGGAAAAAAAGAAATTCCTTTATATTATAGGGGTATTACTGAAATGAGTCTTAGTGCTAGACATAACTGTCACGGCAGAAGCTGCCGGTGTAAGGCCAAGAAAGGTCTCACGAACCTATTTTATAAAACCCTTGTTGCTAGTGGAGGTACTGAAGATTCTTCTGGGCGGAAATTGTGGGATTTAAAGGTGAAAGATGCGTTTTTTTATTATTACCGTAATTCACCAAAATTTAGTTTGAAATACATCAGTCTTAAAGAGGCGGAAAACATGGGGCCATTGAACACACAAACCGCCCCGGGTCTTAATAATTACCCAATTCATTTGGTGAACGACAAAAAAAGTGAACTAGAATATGTACATCAAAGTCTAGAAAAAGAGAACCTTACCCTATCCCTATCCAAGTCCAACAATAAGAAAGATCCGTCAAAAAGTATATATATGTATGTCAGGCCCGCGACGGGCCTGGGTGAATCATCGCTCGCCAAGCCCTACAGGGCAGAGGTGAAGACCGGTGGCAAGTCGGTGAACCTGGGCACCTATTTTAGCCAAGAAGGAGCTGCTCTGGCTGCGGCAAGATTTAAAGCTGAGTCGAGTGACGCCAACTGAGCTTCCACTCCCGTTCTCTTGCGTTGAGACGAATGCTAAAACAAAAATAAAAGAGAAAGAAGATGAAACTCGTATGTAATTTATATAAATCGTTTAAGAAAATGATACATATTTGATTATATATGAGTGATAAATTAAAATTCATTGATTTATGTTCAGGTATAGGGGGTTTTCATCAGGCTCTTAAACATTGTGAATGTGTTATGTCGTGCGATATTGCACAGTTGTGTAGAGAATCTTATAAGATTAATTACGGCATTGAATCGGAAAAAGATCTCTCTGAACTTGTTATAGAAAATATTCCAGCATTTGATATTATATGCGCTGGATTCCCGTGTCAACCATTTTCAAAGGCTGGTTTCCGAGAAGGATTTAAAGACTCCCGAGGGAATATATTTTTTGATATATGTAAAATTATAGATTATCATAAGCCAAAATATATAATATTAGAAAATGTTAGAAATTTAGTGTCCCATGACAACGGAAAAACTTTCAAAATTATAATAGAAACCCTAGAAAATCTAAATTATAACGTTGCTCATATAATATTAAATGCTTTGTATTTTTCAGTTCCTCAAAACAGGGAACGTATAATTATAATGGGAAAACGTAAAGACATAGGAAATATTCCAGATTTTCCTAAATTCAAAAAAGAATACACTTCATTAAGTGATATCATAGATCACACTAATAATGTACCCGATTTAACAGATAAACTAATTGTTACAAGAAACATTTGGAATGATTTTTTGTGTATATTAAAAGATAATAATACACCCATCCCAAAGTTTCCTATTTGGACAGACATTTGGGACACTGATGTCTCAGATGACTTTTATAAAATGTATAAATCTACTGTAGACAAAAATAAAAAATTCTATGAAGACAATGTAGACATTCTAGAACCCTGGTTAATTGAATCCAGGAGTAATGAATTATGGAAAGGAGCAATTAGAAAACTAGAATGGCAAGTAGGAACAAATTCTGGTACATTAAACGAAACCTTGTGGAGCCCAAGAGGCTCCGGTATTCGTGTTAAAAATTTAGACTATTCTCCTACTCTTGTTGCGATGGCGTCAATGATACCTATCTATGGACCTTATTCAAGACAACTAACTCCTAGGGAATGCGCAAGATTACAGTCTTTTCCGGAAGAATTTATACTACATGAAGATCCAAAGGTAAATTATAAACATTTTGGAAACGCCGTGAATGTTAAAATGATATCATGGTGTGTCTCATTTTTGATAAACTAGCATTAGATTATATAACTTACGGATGTCTTCGGCTACAAAATTAAATGATCCGATATACCCGGGTTTAAAATCTGAACCTGTTAGCGGCTTCTCCCCCGTTTTGTGTTCGGCTTTGCGTTTTTTCCAGCCTGCTTTATCTTCTTGCCATCTCTTGGCAGGTTCAACGATTCCATAATTAAATTTAACTTGGATTCGTATAAATATATTATCAGTGTCTCCCAATTTTATACTAAGATTAACGTATGTTTTAGCCGCGTCTTTACTTGGCTTACTATTCCCCCCAAACCACCCAGCCTGTGCATGCATATATTTGTAATAAATATCCGACGGATTGTACTTTAAGTCCCAGAGATATATAAAATTTATTCCAGTGTTATTGCTGTATATTATACCATCAGAATCTAGTCTTCCTTCTTCGGTAATCCCAAGTCCGTGAAACATGAATTCTTTCTTTTCTTTAACGGGAAATTTATTAATATGGTCTGCAAAATGTTCCGCAGCGCTTTCTGTGATGTTTTGGTGCCTAGGGGGGAGCCTCTGTCCTCCTCGTGCTATTTTAATAGGTAATGCTTTTCTATATTGTTCACTTATTAACTCTTTAAACATTACATTATAATTAACTTCTTTAGTCCCTATATTTGAAAGATCTTTTGTTAAATGTGGCAATTTAGTAATAGAATATTTCCACACAGATAAACCCGGAAACACAACTCCAATATCCGCCTTTCCCGTATTGTCATCTTGTGTATAATTATATAACCCTATCATTCCTATAAACATCTTCTCGAGTTCTCTTTTTGGTTTTATTTTTTTCCAAATTTCCCGATTTCTAATTGATTTATCTAAGTTTTGGATAGAATCTAAACCGGTTGATATAATCAATTGAACACCTGTTGAAATTTCAGCGATAGTTCCAGGATTTTTATTTGCTCCATAAGAGTCGATAAAAGAGTTTAGTGTTGTATGCAATATCAACGAGTCGTGATGTCCGGAAACGCATTTTAAAACACGTTCTCGTTGTTTTTTTGAAAGATTATCCATTTTCCTTTTTAAATAAGACTTTGTTATTCTATTATCCATTTATATATTAGGGATAATATTTTTTTGCAAAATATACTATAATAGGAATAGAATATTAGATTTAAAAAGATAACTCATAATACATTAAATCTAAATGTATCGCATTATCCCTCTTAGAATTTTACGTAGAACCCGTGGTGTAAAATTTGACGAAATGGTTCCATCTGATATCCCAAAAATTAGCGGAATAGACCGAGTTATCCATGGTCCAAATTC